GTCCACAAGAAATCTACCCACCCCCGTATTCTATAAGTAAATTATAGTCTTACGTTTCTCAGGTAGAATCACAGTGTTCTGACTGTGGGCATCGCCTATAACTTCGGACATGGTTGTTACGCCATTACTGATGAGTTCATCATCAGCAGAAGAATGTTGGTAGACGGTCAAGGATAGAGACTTATCAAGGTCTGGCGTAGGCGGGTGGAGTAATTCCATCACCCTTGCGTAGATCGAAAGGGTTCGATTAACATAATCTGAACTCAGTATCTCTCGATTCCAATCGATATCAGTTGAAACAACCGATTCGAGATCATCCAACGGTCTAGAAAGCCGATTAATTCCAGTTTGGATTAAATCGTCCATATCCTCTTGTCCCCTTGATTGGGCCCATTTGGTTATGTTTCTAGATCTCTTCAGTTCGTTCTCCCAGCTACTCCTTAAGACGAAGGTGTGTAAAACCTCCTTCTCGAGAGAATAAGCATGAAATCCCGGACTTATTCGCTGCACCCCAGCCCAGAACAATCGTTGCCAATTAATTCTGAAAGACCAAGGAAGCCTCCACTGCGCAAACGGGTTTACAGGACGACCTAAGTCGTTTGTATCCTGTGAAAGCCCTAGTAACCAACCTAGGGTTTTCGCGTTTGGTGGATAGTGACACCATTTACGGTTATTAAATATATAACTGGTTAATGGCCACATTGTCCAGAGAGCTAATACTCGCTCTCTCGCTTCGCGGTTACGAGCATTTTCCTGCTCTATCTCACTATGTCGATCGCATTGACGTGCGAAAAGAATAGCATTGAGAAGATTAGGTAAGTTTACCGTACCTCCATAGTATTTGGATGCCCAAGATCCAAGCCATTCGGCTGGTCGCTGGGTTCCACTAAGGAGTATACCGCTTGGTCCTAAACAGAACAACGTGCAAGCAAGTGCAACAAAGTGATCGTTAAGATTCTTTGAAGGCATTTGGCTTACAGCCCGTTGAACCATATTCCAGAGATAAGGATAACCTTTCATGGATAAATCCATGACTAGGTTTGGCATTAATCTAATGTTTCTAACAACAGTCAAAATGTTTCCCGCCCCAACCGGAGTTAACTCTCCATAGTGAGGATGGATCCATCTTTTGGCGAACTCGGCCACGTTTCCATGATGACTTTTCGTCATGTTGATTTCAACTCCGAGATCGTTCATTAAAGACTTGTAACTTTGAGCTACAAGTTCATGAGCAATGATTACATCATCACCCAAGACCGCATAGTCCCTGAACCATGAATTGGAAAATCCAACTCGTCCAGCTGCTATTTGTACGATAATGTGATGCGTTATAGCCAACATACCCCAAGAGGAGTATGCACCCATTGGTTGCCCAACGGCGTAGTTTAATACACGAGAAACATTCTCGCCTTCTCCATCTTTACCACGATAAACGTAGTCTCTGTGTAACAGTGAGATCCAAAGATCTCCTGGTACTCCCATGAGGTTCAAGATTTGAACTTGCAGGGCTGCAGGCAACCGGTCGGTTGCTGCTGACAGATCGAAAGAGGCAATCCTTTCTCCAGAGATAGACACACGGTTTAAGAGTTCCTTCATGGGGGATACCTGATCAAAGGTTCCGTCCTGAGGGATGCGTCTAAGTGTTTTGAATATGGAGTGATGTAGTGGTTTCAACACAAGTTGAGTCCAATAATCTACAATCGCAACTATTCTCACCTTACCTCGCGCCTCTAGTACAGTCGCCAACCTTCCTATACAAAGTGTTCCAGAAGGAAACAAATCATATCTTTGAAATGTTACCATTTGCAAAGCTTTGACTAGAAGAAGAAGTGGCATTGTTAAACCTAAAATCATCAACCACCATACAATGGGAAGATCCCATCTGTAATGTCGACACCATTTGATGAAGCTCAACGCCTGTTTAGGGTGGAGAGCTAAAGCAAATGCGTCCAAGGCTGATGACCAAGTCGCTCGCGGATAATTTGGACCCGAACTTTCTGATATTTCAGTAAAATCCGGTTTCTTAAGATGTTTGATAGGACGTATAAGCTTTATAACCCTAGACAATTCCATTTCAGGAAGAGTCTGAGTTGATCCTGTGAAAGGATCGGTAATAGTCTCCCATTTGAAAATGGGGCTAAAACCAATAACTCTATATACACTAAGTCCAGTTAGCACTGCCCGAAATACTAATTTACTAGAATCGGATCCTAGCTTTAAGCCAGAAATCTGTTTTCTTAGATAAATTGGAATTATTTTGGGTAGACCCGAGTTAGTAATGGAAATCAAGGTTTTACCTTGAATAAACTTTTCATTACCAGCCCAGCATATTAGTGCCCTAGAACACTCACTTAAATATTGTGATGTGAACTTCGGTCCCGACTTAAACCAGATTTCTCTGATGTTAAGTACTAATATGAGGAAGCCTTTTTTCCAAAAACCTTCTAAACCAAGTATATAGACTGGCAACCTTATGAATTCCTTCAACTCTCGTTGTCGGATCCATTTGGATGCTCTTTTCTCACCAATTGTTTTTGTTTTATAAATGAAAGCAGTTGTTTTGATTAGAAGACAGTTCTTTTCTTGATGATCTTAAGAGGTAGGTTAGGGGGCTAGCCTTCTACACAATTGTAGAGGTGAGTCTACGGTAGATGAGAGCATTACTTTGAACTGTGCTCGTCGTTACGAGCCTAGTGGAACCCCTGAATCACAGAACCAAGGTTGGAACGGTGAAAGCTGCGCGTTTCTGCGCTCAGGGCCTGTACCATAATAAATTATGGGAATAGGTTACGGCTGGAGTTAGTCCACACTAGAAATACCAAAATCCTGGGGACTCTGGAATTTCGAAAGAGACGATCGTCT